AATCAAGTACAAATATATTCATATTTTCGGATTTTTCAAAATTATTTTTCAATCCCTAAAGATATGAATATTTATCCTGAAATTCCCTATATCATCCTTAAAATCCCTGAAAATTAAACATTTTCGGGGATTTTAAGAATCAATTTATCGTAATCTACTTGGTGCTCTTTGTATACACTTTCTATGAACTCTCGTAGTAGTTCTGGGTGATGTAGCGCTATATAAGCTAGCATAGCTCCTGGCACCCAGCCTAAATCGTTTAGCCATAAAGTATAGTCATCACAAACTATAATCTGACCAGAGCTGGTTGTCCAATTTGGCATTATACTACCATTATAACATCTTGCGATGCTCTAGTAACAGCTGTGTATAACCAACGCCTTTTCTCATCGTAGCCCCAGTTAGCATCGCTAACTTGTAGTAGATTATTCAATAATACTATGGACTTATTATAAGTCGAACCTTGTGCTTTATGGCACGTGGTAGCATAATTGTAACCGACTTGAGCAAAAGTGCTCAATAGCCTTTTATAATTAGCTGCTGCTGCCGAATACGCCGGAGTGCCTTTACGATGTTGTGTTTGCATACTCTTAAAATAAGTAAGCAACATATCGTAATCAGCTTGCGAGTCCTCATGCAATATGCGAATATCGACTTCGGTTTCCTGATCTATGAGTAGAGCATGCGCATTATAAACTTTGAACCTAATCTGATCAGTCAGATCATAGTTCTCTACAGTATACGATAGAATTTTAATCTGATCGTTATTGCCCAGTACTACATTATCATCCACTACGTGCCTGCCATTCGCTATAAGATTCTCACCATATAAAATCTTAGATTCGTGCACGGAATCGCCGTATATGTAGCTACGTAATGTATCATTCATTTTACTGGTCATATTCACAGTAGCACATATGACACGCGCAAAGTTAGTGTTATCCCTATATTCACGGCTAGAAAAAATATCTAGCAGGCATTCTCTGAACCATGTACGTTCATCACTAATAGCTGAATCAGCTAAATATGTGCCGTGCCCTTCGTGCAGATTAAGCACGAATTTATCAGGCACACTAAAATCAGTCAGTAGATGCGAAGCTAGCTGTATAATCGGTGATAACTTACCTTGCCTGACTATCTCGGTCAAACGTACACCTTTTATATCATCGGATTCGTAGAATACATTAGCTTGTTGCCCTTTAGGTGGCAGTAGTTGTTCTACGTCACCAATAAATACAAATTTACATTTACCTTGGTGCTCTATAAGAGAGCTAAACATATCATTATTAAGCATACTGCTCTCGTCGAAGAAAATAGCATCATAGTATTTGATAGCTACATCAGCTGCTTTTATGAAATCTGGCTCAAATTCGTTTTCGTTGTCTCTCAAGCCTAGTAAGCTGTGTACAGTACGGAAGCCTGAAATAGGAGCATCTCCAAGCTTAGCTTTGAGCACGTTTATAGCTTTTCCGGTAGGAGCGCTTATGCATATTTTCATACGCTGCGCCATACCTCTAGCTATATCAGTAGTTATGAGTGTTTTTCCAGTACCAGCAGGGCCTGTAATCCATACCCAGTTTAGCTTTAATTTACCCATTAGATAACTGCGTACCAGCGTATGTGCTTCTTGCTGGCCTGCAGTATAACTAATAACGGGCTGTGTAGTAGAATTAGCCATTTTTACTCAGTTGTGTTAGTTGGTGTAATGTATAGTTAGCTATCTGAGCATCCAATTCGACGCCCATTATCTCAGCGAATTCCAAATGATCAGCGATTTGCGACTCGTCGCTTATTGCTTCATTCTCACACAGCTCATGATGATGTCTACATAAAGCCATCAGCTTTTCTGGTATGTCTAATAGCTTAGAGCCACCTGAGCCTCTACCGCCTATATGGTGTATATCCTGAGCTTGTCTTTCCACCTCCGATAAGAAACATATTTCGCATATAGGTGCTACAGTGGTATCGCCGTCGTAAAAATGGTCAAAATATACTTTAGTGTGGTTTTTCATTTCATCACAGTTTGCTTGTTAACTAATTCGAAAGTATATGTCTTGGAATTCGGAAATTCACCAAGTTGTTGATCGATAATAAATATAGCCCTATCCTTGGATAACACAGGCATTAACTCCATTATAGCCATACACGCATCCTCGTCTAGCCCTAAGAATGGTTCGTCGATTAGCATTAGAGGCCATCTGCCATCTGCTATCAAGTCGAATAAACCCAATTGTAGCGTTAGCTGGACTCTAGTTACTTGCCCTTGTGATAAATCACCGTAAGGTATAATAACTCCATCTGCTCTAGCTATAATCAATTCAGTTTTAGTACGTGTAGCTTCTGCATCGATAGTGAATCTTACAGCCAAGCCAAATAGTTTGGAATAGCGGTCAAGAGCTTTATTTAGTTTGACAAATAGAGCCTTAGTAACATGGGCTTTAATTCCATTCGGCCCTAGAGCATCAGTATACCAAAAATTGGCTAACTCGAATTCCTCATTTAATGAAAGTATATTTGACTCTAGCTTTTCTTTAGCTTGTATAGCCTCGTATAATTCCAGAGTAGCTTTTTCTATGTATTCCGAGTAGTCGGTAGGCTTCGCTAGTAGTTTAGCTCTATGAGCAGCTTGTGCCATCTCGAATTTTAGCTTAGCGCTATTATGAGCTTGTAATTGTTCATTATACGTACGCTCTAGTGCTTTATGCGCATCCGTCAATTGCTTTATATGAGCGATTATACCATCTGCTCCAGCTCTAGCCAATTTATAACTATCACGCAATTGGCTCAGCTCTTCATTGAGTTCATCTATCTTAGCTAGTTTAATCTTTTCAGCTTCTTCTGCCTCCAGCAAGGCTTTATCATAAGTAGCTCGAGCTACACATAATGAATCATGGTCGAATTCCCTACCGCAAGCCGTACAACCTGTAGCTATTGGTTTTGGCTTCGTTATGGTTTCGCTCTTTATGTGTGACAATCTAGTATTACCTCTAGCTAGGTCTGTCATAAAACCCATAGCTACTTCCTCAGCTTCTTTTAACTGAATCTGCTGTAATTCCAGCGATAAAGGAGCTAGTGCTGATGGCTCTGGTAAATTACGAAGAACATGGTCGGCTTGCGTGAATAGCTTAGTAGCTTCAGCTAGTTGCTCCGCGTAAATAGCCTCTGCCTCAGCTTGTAATTTCTGATAATTACCTAAATTCGAATTAGCTGTAGTCTGGCGCTGTGTAGCTGAATTTAGCTGCGCAGTAGCGCTACTTAGTTCGGCTTTTATACGATTATAGTCTACTTGTACTTTAGCTCGTAGTGCATCAACCCAATCCAAATCGAATAATGACTTGAAAAATTCACGTCTTTCATTCTCATCATAGTCGCCCAATCGCCGAGAAGCTGATGCCATTATAATGGCATTCTGAAATTGCATGGCAGTCATACCAAGTAGCTCAGCTATCCTGGCATTAATGTCTTTGATATATAAGCCCTCTGGTTTATAATTACCTTCGAATTCTTTCAGAAGCTCGACTGATTTAGCACCGCGTGTGAGCTGGTAGTTAGTGCCGTCGACACTGAAATGTAATGTAACTTTTACTGAATTGCCGGTTAGATTGGATTGTACTGTCCCACCTGATTTTATGGATTTATTATACAGGCAAAAATATAGAGCCTCCATCACACTGGTCTTGCCTGCTCCATTCTTTCCCCTAAATCGAATAATTCCCTTATCTGGAAAAGATATGATCTTAGGCTCGATTATAGATCGGAAATTTTCAATCCTTAGAGTATGTAGTTTTATCATTTGCCTATGAATTGTTGAATGTAAACAAGACGCTTATCGCTGGCTACTCCCTTCGAATACTCATCAAGTATATCCCAGATAACTGGCCTACCATATACCTGTTCTGTAGCTTCCTCTTGTGTAGTTTCAATAGCAGCTAATTGTTGTACAATGTGCGGACGCACAGTAGTGTAATTAGTGGGTATAGCCCTTAGCGAACCGTCAGCTAGCAATATGTAAATACATTTATTCTGGCCTAAATCATCAGCAGCTAAATGACATGGGCTGCCTAATATGCGCCCTTTAATACCAATAGCTGGTTTGTGTATATGCCCACTTAAGTAGGAAATTCTTTGTGATTGTATGGCCTCACCATCGAAATCCGCTGGTAAGTTTAACGTGTTGATTGAGGGAGTTTGGTGTATAACCAAGTAGCCACGATAATCTTCAGTAGCTTCAACTAATTCCGTTAATTCGCGTAATGTAGATGCGATAGCTGATTGCGGTTGCAACATATAAGGCACAAAACGAAAAATAGCTTTACGAGTATATAGCTCAATATTGTCGGCTATAATAGCTAATTTAGCATGCGCCAGTAAGTTTATGGAGGAATGCTCTACTTGTGATTGGTCAATATTACGAGTACCAAGATCATGGTTACCAGTAAGGCAATAGAATTCTAATGGGTAGTTAGCCTGCAATCTGGCTACCAAAGCCAGTGTACTATCAATGGCTCTTATTGAGATAGTATAAGCTTGATCGAATAAATCGCCGGCGCAAATCATTTTGCGTATCTCCAGTTTTTCACAAGTAGCCCATAGATCAATTAATACTTTATGAGTGCGCTCCAGCATATCCTCATCGCCTTCCACTCCACGAAAAACTCCGGGCCCTATATGAAGGTCACTAAATATTAGGACTTCGGGGTTGCACTTAAAATCGTTTATGTTAATGTCAATCATATTATAAATATTGCGGAAAGCCGAATGGCAGTATACCACCCGACTTTCCGTAATTACTAATTGGCAGCATCCTGTGGCGCCTCTGGGGTCTCTGTAGCCGCTGGCTGTTGGTCGACAGGCAGTTGAGCTGTAGGAGTTTCGGCGGTGCCCTCGGTCTCAGGTGCTGTGAATGGCACTTGAGTAGCTGGTGTGCGGGTTCCCTTTTCTTTGAATGGCATAGGTCTTGGGTCAAATCCACCAACCATTTCATCCACTTGAACCATGAACATGGATTTCCAAGCCGTGGGCAATGGAACGCCTTCGTCAGGTTTAACGGTCACCCAAAGCCCTTGGTGGTTCTTCTCGAACCGGGCAGTAACAGTGCCTTGGAAGGTGGATGCACCACCCAAAAGGGCTTTCTGGCCGGGTGAGGCTTCAACGGTTACTTTGGAACCCTCGCCTGGAATCAAGGAATAGGACTTGCTGGTTTCATCCCAATTGGCTGTGGAGTCCATGACTACTTTGGCAGCCTCGCCTTCGCCTTCGATAAGCTTTTTGGGAGCACCGTGCTTGCGCACAACTTCTTTCTTGGCTTTTGGCTCTTTTGGAGCTTTCGGTGCCTTTGGTTCCTTCGGAGCTTTTGGCTCTTTAGTGGCCTTTTCCTTGGTGGCCTTGGGTAGTTTAGCACCGGCTTTTGGCGCATTGGCCTCAGCTTTTACGTGAGCCACGTAAGCCTGGACTTCCTCAGGAGCCCGCTTTACGTATTCATCCAACAGGGACTTGCCACGATCAAATTCGATGACCAATCGGCAGACTGCCGCAACCGCGACGCTCTCGTCGAATTTCGCTGCGTTACCGTTAGTGCCGTCGGCACTGGTCATCATTAATTGCATGACCGTCATGCCGGCCACATTTGCTGCGAGCACTTCTGGTGTAGCCGTACCACCATCCGCTTCAGCGACCCAGTTCTTAATCAAAGGCTTTTCCATCTTCTTTTAGATTTTGGTTTAAAAAATCAATATGATCTAAATCATTTCGGAATTCAAATTTAAGATAATAAAATAAGAATTCCAAATAAAACGGGCAATTATTTTCAGAAATATCGAATTTCTTTTAAGCCGGACAAATTTTCCTTATTATCAAGCATCCATTGTTTAGCTTGAGCGTAAGGAGCCGGGCAGAACATGTTATAAATAACCTCACTGTAGCCCGTGAGCAGATAATTATCGAATAGGTAATTATAGGCCGAACTAGGTAAGTTATTGTATACGCAAATACAGTTCAATACATCATCCACAATACCGGTACGTAAAAAGTGTTCTTTGGTTTCAGTGTCAATCTCTTTTATACACGCACTGAATCGCTGGAATTGCGATTCATTATATACTGGAGGCACGTTATCACCTGGACAACCTAGAAAAGCTTTCTTCACATTAGCCTTAACGGCTATGTCAATAGCTATTGAGTGATCATTAGGTAACCTGTATTCCTTCCTATCAGAATATTTCAGCCAGCTATGGCCATGCCCACGTACCATAGCTTCGAAATCGCCATCATTGCTTACTAATCGAGCTATAGCATAATGGCTAGTCAATATGTAAGCTAAATCATCGGCTTCTAAGCCTTCGATACCGAAAGTGAGAAAAGCACCAGCCAACCTTTCCTCAGTCTCCGGCCGTATTTCCATGTATTTTTCGTTACCCACTCTGCCATTTTTATAGCTAGGGCTTAAAGCCTTTCTCCAAGCACGTCCCTTATCCATCACTAGCACTGTAGCATGTTTATTGGATTGTGTCTTAGAGCTTAGCTCCAGTGCTTTAACTGCCTCAATGACTTTATTAGCTAGTTGCTCTGCTGTTATGTCTTCTTGTGCAGTGTATTTACTGATCACATAGTAGTTAGCTAGAGTGACGATAGAGTTATCTATTATTAACATTGTGTAGTTGTTTTTGTCTTAGAAAATTAGTTAGTTTCTGATCTACGATCTCGCTTTTGTAGTAAAACACTCTAGCGAATTCTGGGCCTCCTAGCTCTAGCAATTCGCATATGCAAAGTAAGTATTTGAATACATCTATGGCTTCTTCTACTGCATGATTCCTATCGATAGTAGCAGGCCCTGGCTGATGTAGTTTATACTTCGTAGCCCTTAGTAGCTCGAAAGTCTCGTCGGTTAACGCAAGTATATATTCGTGCACGCGCTTAATCTTAGCTGATTTGCTCATGCGCTTCACATCGTAGATGCGTGAATTAAAAGCGCTTTGTACTTGCATAAATTTCGCTAAGTCAATAGCGGGTTGTACATCTGGAGTTATCAAGCGCTCACAAGCTGTCATAACTCCTTGTAATGAATCTTGCGGTGCAATCAAGCGATAGCTAGCAAAACACTTAGCTTCGTCTAGCATCGACTTACGTAAGCTATAGAAAGCTTCCTCTGAATAGGTAAGGCCATTTTTCTCGGCTGCGCCACGTTCGATATAAAGGTCGTACGTATTATCCAGAATTAATAATGTATAATCAAGTGCCTTAAGTCGACTACGCAAATCTTCTGGCGGGATTATCATAGCCTCCAAGCCTATATTCTTTTGGCGAATAGGGCCGTATACCAATTCAGTAAATGGCGAACGATCGCATAGAATAATAGCATCCTCAGGCATGTTATCAACAAAACCGTAGAAAGCCTCCACACATCCAGCATAAAAATATGCTATATGCTCTCTAGCATATTCAGGTATATTATCCTTCATCGAATATAAGAAAGCATTATAGCCTTGTTGCTTTAGCTTAGTGGTAAGCAACGCAGCTACAGTTGTTTTACCAGTTCTGGGTAAGCCGTCAAATAGGATTACTTTTTTCATGTGTTAAGTGCTTTTAATAGAGCGCTCTCCAGCTCTGTATGATCATTTATTATCCATTCGTGATCCGGTATTTCGTCATTCGGTACTGTAATTATAGTATTACCGTAGTCTAGCGCTTCGTAACAAGTGTAGTGTAGGCAATGATGCATAGGTTCTAGTAATGGTATTATACAACCGGCCCCATACTGTAATAGGCTATGATAAGTAGCCTTATCCGAACTATAGATGGTGTTGCCAATGCTAACGCCATTGGAATCGTGCAATACGTACGGTGAGTATACTTTATAGCCTTGCTTTAGTAGACCATGTAGCACATTAGCTATTATAGGTACTTTATAAGGCTCATGCGATGGTTTCCAAGGTACTAATATAAAAGGAGCTGTAATGTGCTTGGGTTTTGCCATAACAGGGGCTATACCGCGTACCAAAAGATCACCTGATTTATAACCCTTGGTTATTCTACTAGCTTCTGGGTATAGAGCTAATTGGTCTAAAGTACCAACCAGCATTGGTATATTGTTATAGAGCTCCCCATCTATGTATTTCATTTTACGATATGACTCTATAGTGCACTCCGCGCCAGCTATAGCATAAGCAAGATATACTATGTCGATATTTTTGTATGCTTTTATTGCATCTAATAGCGACAATGCTGCTTTCTGTGGAGCAATATAGATAGTATTGAAGTAACGTAATATAGTGTGTATTTTGCACATATCGTTGATATGTAGAGAGCGTGTATGGCGTGGGTCTTCGCCATAGGTCATAAATAAATACACTATATTTATACCACGTGCCCACATGTTTTCCTGAATGCTTGCAAGATAGCCTAAACCGGCTGTGGTAAGTTTCTCGGGTACAGCTATACAATATAATGTATCATTGTCGGCTATAGTTTGTATAAACCCAAGCACTGTCAGTAAATTACCATCACGCTCTATATTATAAAAGCCGTCGCTCCTATAGCCATAAACAGGTATGAATAAGCTCTTTTGTGCAAAATTACCGTGAACTCTGTCATAGCTATTTAGTAATAAGCTTGGAGTTAATGCCCAGTATAATCCACTTATTTTATCAGAGTAAGCTAGCATGCTTTGTCATTACTACGATGAATGTTTTATATTTGTCGTCTCGCTCTATGATTCGGAAGTCCCACCCTTTCTTTATGGCTATATTCTCAGCAGTATACACATTCATGTAATCGATGAAGCCATCACGAGCTGCATCATCGCAGTGGTACTCCATCATCACAAACTCAAGTTGTGAAGCTAGGAGCTCGTCGAAAAAAGTATGCTCAGCTCCCTCGACATCAATCTTTGCACACTTAGCGTTAGTCATATTCATGACATAGCTGAATTGTAATGCTTTGATAGGTAGCCGAGTCACGGAATGTGTATCGCTTAAACCCGGTGCCAGTGTGTGCCTACCTGAATTGGTGCCGAGATTACCATATAATATAAATTGCTCCAGATTATTAGGCCCTACGATTGCATAATTCAATGGCACTATATCGTCGTAATACGCTGTATTCTTCGACAATAGCGCAAAATTGAATGGCTCTGGCTCGAAAGTATAAATGCGCGAAGCACCTCGTCTATGTATTTTAATAGAGGAGCTACCTACATGCCCACCTATATCTAACCAGATAGGTTGTATAAATTGGCTCTCACTGCCTTCGTGGCTAACCATGCTTTTAGCTAAGTACTCTTTATAAAGAGTATCTAGTATATTATCGTATGCTTTCTCAGCTACCACGAAAGCATCGGCTTTATGTTCTCTTATTAACCTCACTAGCATCCTATAAGTTTTTTCGCTTGTTCAATATTGTTTGCATAGATGTGCGACGAAGCTATTTGGAAACTCAATGAATTAAGTTTATAGCTTACTGTATCAAGCCTACCAAGCGCTGTGACAAATGCTTCTACAAATTTGCTTATGTTATACAAATCATATAGCATAGTTATATAGGCATTGGATGACCTGAATGTAGCCACTACATCGATATTGTAGTGGAAGCCTATATCGGCGTCGCGCTTGAATATGACAATATCGCTACAGCACGGATATTCCAAATTAGTGTTAATATCGCGCAAGAAATCATCGGACTTATCCAGTATATGAAATACTACACGTCTGGAGTTATCGCGCTGTATTTCGCGCAGGTTACCTTCCAATTGGCTCAATAACCTAGGGCCGTAAGCCGTAGAGAAATTAGCTGGTATCTCAGCTCCCGGCATGAAACGACGCACGCTAGGATTTATCTGAGCTAGCTCCTCCATGTCAGTGGAGCCGGACATCATCCAATCGCAGAATTTTTGCGCGTAAGCATAATTCCAGTGCGGAAAAGCTTTATTCATGTGTTCCCAAGAATGAGGCCATTCGCATTTGAATGAGTAATTTATAATCTCATTCATATAGCCGAGCCGGCTATCGCATACATAATCAGGATGCTGTATTAACTCAGTGAGCAGGGCCATATAGCTCCTTACTAAAGATGTGTCCTTTGTCGGTTTCATAGAAATGATATTGAAAGTTTTCAGCATAATAGCGAATGCATAATTCGATAAGTGCTGCAAATAGATGTTTGTCGAATTTGGATGATTTAGGCTTAACACCGGCTAATAAACTTACATCCCAATCCAGCTTACGAAAATTGCTTTCTAAGTCTGCTAGTGTAACGCCGAACACAGTAAACTGGAAATTACCCTTAGTTATGAGTTGTGGTCTGACACCGAATACATGCTCCATATTAAATGAATGTACCTCAGCATCCGCCCAAGAGTCGCCGGTCAATTCACGCATTATTTTCATGCCTCCGCGCACTATAGCACCGAAATAGAAACGATTCTGGTCTAGCGTACGTAGCTCTTTCTTCTCAGTACACTCAACCGTAAACTCTGGCTCGGTTGAATGGTATATAATCGATTTATTGATCAATGGGCTATTTACTTTTAAGTAAAGCTCATTATCGATTATTACTTTAGTACAGTTTAGCTGAATTGGTTTCATAGACATAGTTATAGCCGAAGGTAACGTGTACCTTCGGCTATTTAGTTATTTCTTCAATTTACCCATCAAGCCTCCGCCTGTCCCGCTGCCACCAAATTGTTGTTTCTTCTTTTCTTCTTTCAATGGTCTAGCATTCTTGGGGCGCGGCTCGCCCTGAAAGATGTAGTTCATCCATTCCATGCGCTCTTCGGCTGGTGTGACGCCTTCTTTGAAAAATTCATAAGCTCCACCGGTCTGCCATTCTAGCAGTTCAGCTTTGTGAGCTTCAGTGAAAGACGGCGCTGTTTCCGGGTTGAACGTGAACTCGATACGCTCGGTTTTATACCTAACTTGATTGTTTTCGTTGGTCTTCAATGACTGCCAAACACGCGCATCAGGCCCATATACTGTAACCCCAGGGTTGTTAAAAGCATTCTGCGTTACTGTAAGCACCTGCGTCCAAAGGCTTTCACGGAAGCAGCCCATGCGGATTGCTTTCTTCGGGTCTTCGTCCACTTCAAAAGCATTCATAAATATACCGTTTTCGATCACAGGTTTCAGTTCGATGACTGGAGCCAAGTATTGCGATGAGAATTGGAATTTGGCATAATTATCCTTATGGATAATCGCCGCTATACCCTCGTCGGTTTTGGCCATTTCCAAAGCCGCTAGATACATGTCCATTGCATCGTCCTGCTCTCCAATAGAAGTAGCCGATACGATACGATGGTGTTCCAGAAACCAGCCGACCTGGTCAAAATAGGTCAGCCCGTTGGCTGGAGTAAGATCGAACGGAATCAGTCTATAGAAGACTTCATCCGGGTAGCCTTGCTTACCTACTTGGTCGACGTATAACATTCTTTTGTCAGCTCGCTCTCCATACTGAGCTTTTGCACGTTCGGCGATCGCTTCCTGAGCTTGTTTGACCTTATTAAGGTCTAGATTGAATTCAAAGCCTGTTGCCATTGTGTGAGTTTATGGATGAATTAATAAATCAAAGATAAAATAATTCTATTGAAATTCAAAGAATTATTTTATCTTTTTCAAATTTTATTCAAGTTTAATGAAGCAATTTCTGATGGCTGATGCTATTTGATCAGCACTATCGTATTTGATGTCCTTGAACTCGTGCCAGTTAGTTTTAGTAACAGACCAGTCTATATTCATAGGCACAACTAAACGTGAAACATCCACATTCAGATAGTCATCGGCTCTTGGGTTAACCATCAAATCTTCATAAATCGGAGCTAGAATATCCATAAAAGCATCGGACATATAGATGTGAACAGAGTCATGTATCGTATTACTAAATCTGGACATATCGTGGGGTATAAGCTTACTTAATACCCCCATAGCGAATATAGTCCACTCGCCAGACGATCCTTGAATTGGTGAGTTAATAGCTTGACGTTTAGCTTTAGCCACGAGCTTACGGTCGTATGAGTAAATATCCGGCAGTCTCCGCTTACGGCCGAAAATAGTACGTACATAGCCGAATTTCTGTGCTTTGGCTTTATATATTTCCCACCATTCAGGTAGCCGTTTGTAGACTTTCAGCAACCCATCTAATTGCTTCCTAGCTTCCTCTTCGCTTATGATCTTACCATTGGTAGCTCTACGCACATAATCAATATAGCCGAATACGCTAATACCGTATGTACCAGAAAAATTACCCATCTTTCCCCAAGTCCTGCCCTGTTTATAAGCTACTGGATCAGTTACGGCTAGCGCTTTGAATTCTTCTAGCGATAATTCCATAATACCTGAACCAGATACTGAGTGCAAATCTTGCTTATCCAGATAAGCTTGTTGCATAGTTTCATCGCCGGAAACGTTTGCAATCAAGCGTAGCTCAGCTTGCGAATAATCGATCTGAATAAATGTCTGCGGGCCGTATTTATTCGGCGGTGGGCATATAAAACATCTACGCACAGTATTTACACCCCACACCAAATCCTGATCATCGCGTATATATACGTGATTACTGATATTTTGCAGATTGGGGTTGGAGGCGGAAACCCTACCAGTCCGTGTGCCATGACATTTATACTCAGTATGCAGAAATCCTTGTGGGTCGGGTAGAGTATCGAAAGCTTTGTAGTAAGTATTGCGCAGCTTAGTTACCATCTTAATGGTTGAGAACGTAAGCAAAATATCCGAGTTAAATCTCTGAGCTAATTCCAATATATAACCTTTGTCGGTCTTAGCTTCTTTCTCACCCTTCATACCAACTTTCATCGGCATGTCCATAAACTCATAGCCATATAACCATTCTCTAACTTTGATAGGCGAACCTAATGAAAATTTTACTTCCGGCACGGAAGTTCTAGCAGCTACAATATCATCACTCCATTTCGTCAGAAATCGCTGTCTAGGTAATTCTTTAGCTCGCTCAGCGTCAATCTTAGCTTGTATAGCCGCTATGGTAGTTTGCTGAGCTTTATCTTGTAAATATAGCAAATAAGCTTTAACTTTCGGGTGAGCATAAAATTCTCTAGTCCTTCGCTCTATCGCTTCTGAGCATTTTTCAATAGCCTCGGCAACCTGGGCTTTATTGATTAATGACCCTCGAAATGATGTCCAAGCTAATGCCCAAGCTGATGGCATTACATGTGATCTGAATAAACGATATAATGTGCCATCGCCATCATCAGTTAATAGCATCCACTCGAATTGTATGCAAGCTCTGATAGTCATATCAGCATCAGTAGCTCCGTATGCTGCTAGCTCTTTCATTGGAATAGCTGCCCAGTCTGTATCGGGTGGTAATTCACGCTGGTAGCCAGCGAATTCAGGAAAATAAGTCTCGGTGATTATTTTCAAGCCGTTCAATGTATTCTCGTCTAATACATGTGAGGCTAGCATTACATCAAACCATTCGCCGTAAAATTTGGTCATTCCCATTTGCATGCACCAAATACCTTCCATCATTAGGTTATGCACGACTTTTCTTATCGAGGTATTAGCGAAAATCTTTTCTTCGATCTCAGAGTTGATATAAGCTATCCTGTCCATTATGGACCACCCCTCCCATTCCACAGTCTCAAAATGCATATACGGTATAATTACCGCTTTGCCTGGACGCGTCGCTACGGACATGATAGTTACATAGCCTAGCCATGATTTCAAGCTAGTTGTCTCGAAGTCAAATGCCCATAGTTTGTCGATCTGAGCTTGCGCTATCAAATCGTCGAATTCAGCTTTAGTAGTTATAATAATATGCTCAGTAAGAGCGGGCTTTGCTCTAGCTTGCTCCAAACCTGTAACAGCGAAATATAATTCATCGAATATCCTTTTCGCTATCTTCTGCTCGTAAGCTGGGTTCTGCTCAACAGCAGAAGGTGAATAGCAAGGAATCCATGTAGTGCCATTTTCTTGCACTATACGCTGCTCTACTAATTCGCTCATCTTGCCGACCAGACCGAATACTTTGCTTACTCTAGCTCCGAGTAAAAATATTACTTGGTAATCAGCATACTTATTAAAGTCTACTGATTTCCTAAGCTGAGCATCCGATAACTTCAACTCGCTATCGGTATTTAAGTATTGATAATCGAAAGTTATATGTTCCGGTACTTTTATAGCACCTGTATCGAATAATGCACGGCACAGATAGTTATAGCCACGGCTGAAATCACCTCGGTTATCTACTCCAGGTCTATTGTCACTTAGAAATAGAACTCTCATAAGCTAGTTTGGCTTTAATGATTTTTAATCTATATTCGGCAAGAATGCGTGTGCTTTTACAATTGTACATTATGTCCTCTACTATGTCGTTGTCGTCTAGTATGCCCGACGCTAGCATTTCAGCTATTCTAGTATCTGTTACAAGCTCGAAATTAGTGAGATCAAAATAAGGCTTATCCGAGCCTACTTCATCGATCTTAGGTCTTATAACTTTATTATAGAAGTCAAACATACATAAAGCGCTAGCTAGACACGCTGTGCAATTTATGTCCCTAGCATCGAATACCAAGCCAAAGCATGCTGGCTCTTTGGCATTAGGCTCGGTTTGTGCTGTTCTTTCCATTTCCATCGATAGAATATTTTATCAAAGATAATCAAATTTTTGGAATATCCAAAGATAATTTATCATTTTTATAAATAGTAGCTAAAGACGGTTCTAACGAACCTATCTTAGTAGCATATTGGGCAGTTATTTTATAGCCGTATCTTTGATATATGGCTATGCGTTCTTTCGATTGTTTTTCGCAATATTTTCCATCATCGTAAAAATCGTAAACATATTTATTGGCTGATGTTAATCTACCCATACGCCCTAGATATTGCACCAACTCTATCTCTGATGAACCTGCTTGAGCATATATAAGTACATCCATAGCTATATTAGCTCCTTCTTGCCATATATTAGTTATAAGTACTCTACGCCCTTCGGGTTTTGTAGAGAACTTAGCTAATAATTCACGTATCATATATTCCGGTTGCCCACCGTTTAGCATTATAACTTCAGCTTCTGGATAAGCTTGCATCACTGCTTCGCCTATCTTCATTGTGTGAACTAGCTGATTTACAGTAATCATAATATTACCCTCGGTATGCTTGCCTACGGCTTCCATTATAAGCTTCAATCGGGCGGGTGATTCTATGATATTAGCTGCGTATACTTCGGCGTATTCCATATCAGTTTTACTACCGGTAATTATAGGGGCGCTATGGTATAGTAAATTAACATGTAATGTAGCATTTATACCCGCCTCATTTAATCTTTGTGTAGATACTTTATGCACTATATCGCCAAAGCTACTCATAACACGTATCTTAGCTGCATTGTGCTTACTTGAGAACGGCGTACCGGAAAAACCTATACGTGTAGCTACACCTAACGAATTTATTAGCAGGTAGTATTCATTACCGCCCGCTCTATGACATTCATCTACTATTAATAAAGTAGCTTCATTCACAAGCCATACTAATGTAGGTTCGAATTCATGGTGCCTATTTATGACTGATTGATACATGCAGACAATAACTTGTCCGGGTATTATCTGCTTACCTCTTATTGAGCCTACTGTAAATCCGGCTTTCTTGAGGAAATCAATTAACTGAGTGTACAAAGTAGCATCATGTACCAGAATAAAAGCATAGCCCTCTTCCAGAGCATCTAAAAGAGCTGCTATAATATAGGACTTACCACTATTGGTAGCATGGTCAAAAATAGCTGATTCTTTGAAATCAGTAGTAGTTAATCTTTCAGCGTAAGCTAATAGAGCTTCAGCCTGATGCTCACGCATAGAGCCAAAGCTCTTAACTGGATTAGTTAATTTAGCTTTATCGAATACGGCTATATTGCGTCTATAATCTGCTATATCGTACTCGATTTCGAGCTCCTGCAAGTACTCAATAGCATCGGGCAATAAGCCCAATGGTATAGTACCATCAGGCAAGATAAAACACTCGGTTGAGTCGTAGTGCCCGGCTCTTGGGTTGAATAGCTTATCTGTTATGCTGAAATAAGCACGTAGTTTACCGAATAGTTCATCGTCATCGGTGTCTAATAAGGCATGCGAGTTAAATATTTCTATATTCATTGGTTCTTCAATTTACTACGATAATCAGCGTATCTACCATATGCTGAACCATCGTATAAATTACTGGGCTTAGGAAATTCCCTACCCCAGTTTATGTGGAATTGCGCATAGAATAAATCAGTCAAATCGGCACCAGTCATATCTGCTAGATCGACTAGCTTAGCAAATGGCTCTAATGAAACTACAGCCATTTTTACGTACTCATGTAATCCCTTGCTCTCAGCCATTTTTATGTAAGCTGCTTGTAGCTGCTTGAATGTAGCTGCATTTATATCATCGTTTAATTGCAGTGCATTCAAGCGCTCTTGCAATTCCGTAGCTAGATGTTGTTTGAATTCGCGCTCCTTCACAAAGCGCTTAAATATGGAGGCGAATATACTTTCCAGCTCCATAGCTATATTCGATTTCTTTAGCTCAGTTAATGTCTGTAGTTGGGTTAACTCGCGCTGAAATTTAGCCCAGTCATTTCTTATCAATGGGGCGTAACCTCTCTTGCTAGTATAGCGCGCATAGATTGTAATAAAAGCGGCTTTCGATTCAGGCAGTATCGTAATCGAGCTATCAACAAAAATGGCTTCGCTTTTCTTTATGCGTTTAGCTACAGTTGCCTTAGCTTCGCAGCGGCTAAGTATAGCTACAAGAGCTTCTTCGGGTATCTGGTACCCGGATGCCCATAGCTCGAATAGCAACTCGTTTGGAGCTATCGTTTGTATATCTTTCATAGAGTACTATATGTTAGCAGGGCTGTTTCCGCAGTTGTGTAACGTACTACATCAGCTCCCAAATCGTTAACGTCTTTGATTTTGCCAGAGTAAGGTAATTTCAGCAATTTTACCTTTTTACGGTGCTTCATTAATTGTATAGCCAATTGCTTGGCTTCGGCATAAAAGCCTCTATCAGGAGCTAGCACGAATGTGCCGTCATATTTTAGTAATAATTGCAATTGTTCAGCACTTATTTTCCATTTATATAAACCTATAGCATTCGGGTATAATGTGAGTACATCAAAACATCCTTCCTGTATGAATATTTCAGTGTGCCTTCTATACAATGCATTTTGATTATACAATGTATCAGCACTACCCCTATTAAACGTGCTAAAAGCTTCATTTTTGTGTTTAGGATAAGCTGCTAGAAAAGCTCGGCCGCTAATATACTCCAAGCGGCCGAGTACCATATTCGGAAAGATAACATATCCAAACCAAGGTGAAGTACGTAAAGTTACATAGCCTAACATAGCTTCCTGAGCTACGTCTAATGGTATTTTACGCACTTCAGTAACGTAGTGTAGCACACGCTCACCTAGATAATCTATATCACTACCAATGAGCTTAAAACCCTCAGGTAAATGCATTAGCAACTTATCAGGGCGTTTGGGTTGTTTTACTAGAGTGTTGCTATGTACCTCAGCATAATCCACATAAACACCGCGTTGTCGCAGGTAGCTGACTATACTACACGATAAACCAGTTCTAAAATCATTGACCCAAAAAGTCTCGAAATTAAAACATAGTGTTTTATCAGTATGTGTTTCATCTGCATTACATCTCCACCAGCCCTTCGTGCCTGGAGATATATCTGGATGAATTATTTTAATCTCTTCAAAAATCGAGCTCATAGTATCTGGTATAGAGCCTAATCGATTTTATCCCCCTATCTAATATCCATTATCAAGGGATAAAATAAAATCGAATAGGCTCGATTATTCGATATTATTTCTTGGGTTTCTTTAGTGAGCGCATGATATGCAGACTAACTCTAGCACGAGTATACGCTACATACTCAAGATTACGTGCTTGCTCCAGCTGCCATGGTTGTTCCCCATTGCGCCGTCGTGTTAGTAGCTCCGGCTCCATGATGAAAACCCTATTCCATTCAAGCCCCTTAGCTTTGTGTACTGTAGAGAATAATACACCTTCTGTCTGCTCACCAAAAAGTGTTTTAATAAACTTGCATAAGCTACCGGTATCATTAACATCCGGCACATTATAGATCATGTGATTCACACAATCAATTTTGTCCTTTAGGTTAGAATAGCTGGGTGTCTCGACTACTTCGTCTAAACTCATATTAGGGAATACTCGCATGAGCTTATCAAGAGTCTCGCTCAGTTTAGAAGCCATTAAGCTATTCAATTCCGGTAGGTCATTAGCTTTAAAGCTCTGAACAAATTTTATTAAATTAGCTCCGATGTCGGTACCTTGTATCATGGCTTTCTTGCCCTCGGCAATAAGAGAATAGCAACCCTTGATTAGTGGAGCTGTATTACGACATAACACTACATCACCAGGTCTCACCATATCTAATGTTTGGTCATGGTAAACCATTCCATCAATGGCAGTATCAGCAGCCTTTATTTCTGTGTCTATTCTATTTGTATACTCTATCACGGCTTTCGAGCACCTCCAACATACTGATAATGGTAATACCTCAGCCTTTTCAGCGTAGTCATTCCAAGCACCTACATCAGCTCCTGTGAAGCCATAGATAGCTTGTGAATTATCACCTACAGCTATAATCTTACCATCAGCAGCTAGAGCACGTCTGTATAAGCGCCATTGAGCAGCATTCAGGTCTTGTGCTTCATCTATAAAGATGTATTTGAATTTACGTAGTAGTAATTTTTCTTCTGGTAATGTAGCGGCCAGAAATAACATATCCGTGAAGTCAATGTTAGCCACATCATTATATAATCTCTTGCATAATTCCCTTCCGGCATCGCGCTGAGCTGCATCTAGTATGAGACCATGCTTTTTGCATAAAGCTATTATTTTTTCCGACGTGGATGCTAGCTCTAAACGAATTAGATTTGCTAGTGCTTTAACGCCCTTTAGCACATTCTCACGATCCTCAACTGACTTAAGCCATTCCCATTCGTTTTCTCGCAACATATTATCGAAATGACGGTTGAGCTTATGCTCGTCCATTCTAAGCTTAGAAGGCAATAAGGAACGACCAAATGAATGTGATGTTCTACAATCAACTCCAGGTATTCCCTTTAACCGTTCGGCTAATTCTTTTTGTATATTACGATTAAATGCTCCGATCAGAATGGAGGAACCAGGTGGTAGAGCTTTGACTGCCATTACTATAGTAGTAGTTTTACCCGACCCGGCTTTTGCGTTAAGCAATATGTCTTTGATCTGTGGTGAGATCGTAGCTTCGAGAAATAGTGTCTGTTCGATTGTTGGTGTCATCTTCCGATTTTTTTCTTCCAGATCAAAGATAATAATAATTATTCTAAAATCAAAAATTATTTTTATTATTTTTAAAGAATTCCACATACTCAAAATATAATGCTTCTAGAGCTTGTGCAAAGAAGCTATCACGGACTGCTTCAGTCCTGCCGTGTTTACCAAAACTTCTGCGATCCTTATATGGAATATTTAAAGCTAAACATTCCTTACGCCATAATTGCACCTGTAAGCTAGCGTAGCTTTTAGTTAACTCGTTTACCGCTGTTAGTAGATATATAAGAACAGCTGTGTAATCAGTTATATTAGCGCTATAAGTAACCAATTCGAATTTGCCTCTTTCGATACGAGTGATGGTAGTACTCTCGTCCATGAATTGAGCTAACAAACGTGCTATAGCAAAATAATTACTAGATGTATAGCTAGCTATATCAATTATTAAACGATTACATATAGCTTGCTTTTCTCTAGGCGCTACTTTTAGTATACGCATAGCTATTTCAGCCCATTGTGAATAATTAGACAATGGCATTTCGCTTATTCTTTCTAGCTCGACTTGTACTTCGCTTTTCATGTTTCGCTTTTGTCGGCTTCGTGCACACGTGTATATGCGCGTACACGCGCGGGCCTTTATTAAATTTATAATATATTTTATTCATTATTAGATAATAAAAACAAAGATTTTATATCTCCAAATTTATTTTCAATTATTTTTAAAATAAATTTTTTTGTTTTATTTCTCCTAGGAATTTTAAGCTTCGCTTAAAATTAGTAATCGCAAGCGATTACTATAATAAATATACTAATCGCTTGCGATTAGTATAGTTGCGCTACGCGCAACTCCATATTGAGCTGCAAGCTCTTAAAATATTTGTCTTTTATAATTATATAAGAGCTTCCAGCTCAATATTTCCGAAGCTAAGTCGGCTTGATTTCGAAAGTTACGCTATCATTTGTCAAATAGACATTGCGAGCTAGCATATAGCCATGCATATAAGCTATAAATAGTCGGTTTACTTGGCCTTGTTTATAGAAACTTTGTAAATGATATACTTCTTTAGCTTGTCTAGCTGGTTGCATATGGCTAAATAGCTTTTCGAACTCAGCTATAAGCTCGTGAAATTCCTTTGTGTCTGTGAATTGCATAGTTGTGAATTAAAGCAGGGTCGGCAATTGCCGACCCTGTACAACGATTAAAGTCCTGAGAAAAAGGGTTAGCAAGAAAAATCAGTAAGTTGACATTGCTTCCATAAATCTTGGAAGCAATACAAATTTTTGGTCTTCTTGGCGTACTACTCCTTTCAGTAAAAGTGCCCTACTAGCAGCATACATTGTTTGATAAGGCAGATTGTACAGACGGGCAATATCGCTCAAGCCTAGTATGCAGGCTGGTTCATTATCGCCAAGTGTGTAAGGCAGTATACTGTAAGTCTGATATATAGCAGAAGCTAATTCCAGCTCACTGTTACGCAAATCCAACAATTGCGTAAGTCGCACCCTGTCTATGGACAGGGGCACCGACGTTTGGTTATTAAGGTTATTGCCCATAGCTATTTTAGTTTTGATCATCCAATTTATAATAAATTTTCCATTTATCAAAATTTTTATTGATAAATTTATTTATCGTCTAAAGAATCGAAATTTATTTTAGACTTAAATGAGAATTCTGTAGTTGATTGAGGATTGGAATTACCACCGTTACTTTCATAAGCTTCTAACATAGCTTCTACCTCATCTTTATTCACTACTCCGAGTATTCTTTGTGTAGCTGGTTCGACTCTTATGTAGATCATATTTGCTCCATCGTCATCTTCTACGCCTTCACGCTGAGTTACTGGAGCTAGTCGGCGTAGCCCTAGAGCTCTTTCTTCTTTAGTTCCTAGCAATGAGAATATGCCATGAGCGTGATGTACTTTAGCTATAGCTTGGCCAAGAGCTCCTTTATCGATGTATTTGTCGGATTTTATATACTCCGCTTTTATTTGTGATGCTGTCCATGAAGCCGTGCTATATTTCATATTAACGCCTATCAAATCCAGATAAACTTGAGCGGCGTTCTTATGGCTTTCTCTTGTCATATGTACTGGAACCATATTATCAGCATAATCGTAGATAATCATACCTATTATTATGCCTTGAGCAGCTAGCTCCTCCAGCTCCTCTTCAATATCCTGATATGTAGCTTGCCCTGGCCTAAACCCACGTATATATACATCACAACCATATTCCTGTAGCATAGCTAGAGCTATCTCGGTAGCTTTGTCTATTGAATAGGTAGTGAATGAAGCTCCAGTGATATTCTGAGCTCCGCGTTGATGTATATTAGCTACGCCGTTTTCAGTATCAATATAAAGTACATTGATTTTATTCATTAGAGCGAAATCGATACCCAACCCTAGTAGAGTCATTGTCTTCAATGCTTTAGGTGGAGCAGCTAGCACGTATAGCTCAGGAGCATAAAAACCTCCCTTGGTGCGCCATGCATTTATCTCGTCGATGGAGCTTTTGTATACATTGTGCTTGGTAAAATTAGTAGCTGTTAGATTTATGTCAGCTAATAATCTACGCCTTTCTACTTGTTGATCAGTAGCTGTTATATTTGCTATACGCCCTAATTCACGCGATAAGCCATTGATGTCAAATTCGGTATCAGCTGTTGTCATAGCTACCAGATGCTTATTGAATACAGCAAAAGCTTGTAGCTTCTGAGCCGTACTTACAGCTAGTGGTTGTAGGTAACTAATATCCAAACGTGGTGGCTCGAATGCGCTGCGTATGATATTAGTTACATCGCCAAATACAGTCTCACTATCCATGTGCAGACTAGCTGCATAATCGTTCATGAACATATATACTGTATCAAAGTTACTCGGTAATACTCCATACTTCGTATTATAAGCATCAAGTACCTGATAAGTGGCTCCTATTACAACGTCCCATGCATCCTTATGATATAAGCTGAATAGCTTAGGTCTAGTACGGATATAGCGCAATAAATCCAGCTGCAATTTTTCATCGATTTCCATTCATTATAAATTTTATCAAAAATAAAAAATTTATCTGATAATAGAAAATAATTTTAAACAAATTTGGATTATTCAATCTTTTATCTTATATTTAGCTTATGGAAAACAATTTATTAAACAAAGCTTTTCCAGGAGCTAGGACTGGAAAATCCAAGACAGGAGCTAATTCCCGCAAGAAAGGTGTGGATAATGAAAAAGTACTAGCTAAAAAATTAACTGAGTGGGTAGGTGTTAAATTCATGCGAACTCCAGGTAGTGGTAGCTTAGGTAAGATGGCACGTTTTATGAGCATGGATATTATGATTACGGAGGGCCATTTCCCATTCGGTATAGAGACAAAACGTTACAAGGATATGGGGCGCACTAAGCTACTAAGAGTATGGGAAAAAGCTAAGACTGAGCACGAATTCCCGTTGCTTTTTGTAAAGCTAGATGGTATGCGCCATTGGTGGGTATACACTGATAAAGATTTAGGCTTGCCTATCGATCATACGATAGCTGATTTGCATGGTTATTCTTCTAATGAACTGTTTAAAATCAATTATAATGACTTCACAACTTTTTGCTCAAATCTCTACGGTACTAGCGAGCACCGATATGGCGCTTGATGCTGGTACGGTTAAAAGCATTAGCGAGGCATTGCTTAATCAAGAGCTGCTATCAAGTGCTTTGAAATTCTATGGCTTGAAGGAAATTCCAGGCCCAGCTTCCAGCCCCACAATCACTTCATGGTTGGCTAAATGGCTGAAAATAGCTAACGTCAAAGCTTCCAAAAACGACGACCAAACGGCTTGGTGTTCAGTTTTCGTGAATGAGATTGCTGAACAGTGTGATTGCACATTTAGCGGTAAGATCAACGCACGTTCCTGGCTTGATGTTGGCCAAGAAGTGGCTATGGACGAGGCAATGCCTGGTGATGTAGTTATCCTATGGCGTGTTAAACCTTCGAGCTGGGAAGGCCATGTGGGATTTTTCGTGCGCAAAGGCCCTGGCGTAGTATGGATGCTGGGTGGCAATCAGTCAAACCAGGTCAATATCATGTCTTTCAAAGACAGTCAGGTATTGGGCATTCGGCGCCTAGCTAAAATCGCTAAATAATGTTCTGGTACGGCGTACTCACAGGAGTAGTGAGCACAGTCTTATTAGCCATCTTATTCTTATATGGGTTGCGCAAAGGATTAGTGCAGCTTATATCTGATGCTATAGGAAGGTTGCTAGGACTATAAAAAAAGGGTCGATAACCGAAGCTACCGACCCTCTATACCATGATGTGAAATGGATCATTCAATACTTTGAATACCAGCTTCTTGAGCCTCTTTTGCTGGCACTAAACTTACCTGATCTAATATAAAGCTAGTTCTAGGGGTTATCAAACACATTAGAACATAGTTCACTCCGATCAGAATCTTGCCGAATAATGGAGCTACGCAGATATTCAACTCGGCGCAATTGGTTAGCGCGAACGCTACTATACCGAGTACGAATTGCACCAGCAAGAATACTTGCGGATTTTTAACCCTGAATTTATCGAGTATACCCGCTAAGAGAGTTTGTAGCAAATCAGGCTTATCCCTAGTAGTAAGTGAATTACCATAAGTGCCTTGGTTATAGGCCATGAGTACTGAAGCGGTCTTCGATGATAGCAGGACTACCAGAATATAGTTGGCTATTAGCAACACCTTACCGAATAGCGAATTGACGCAAACGCCTATTTCCTGACAGTTGGTAAGTGCATAAACAATTACGCCGAGAGCAAACTGTATCAACAGGAATAGTCCCGGATTGTTTACTCTGAACTTGGAGAGAATACCGGCCAATAAAGTCTGAATCATATCAGGCTTTTGGTCTACGGGAGCGAGTGCCTTTGACATTGCTTGTTTGTATTTTAGTATTACTTAAATTATTTTCCAGAGCTTCTATACGTAACTCTAGCTCATCGATGTGCTTCAGTAGTCGTTCGTTAAAGAACTTTTCGGTTGCTAAAGCTTTTTCCAAAGATATTACATGCTCAGCTTTTGAAGCTTCGGATGCCTTTATCTTCATCAAGGTGAAGCGAGTATATACAGCGCCTACTGTTGTTATAATCGTAGCTACTCCGCTAACGATAACAGCGGTATCACTTACTAGTACTGATAGTATAATCATATCCAAGTAATTCAGGGATAAGCGCGCCACCAAACCCATAATATTCGTCACGACCTTTGATTCCAAGGTCGAGTGTAGCTTCAGGCAGACGCTTATACAGTTCTTTGAAATCTTGTTTTACTGAACCGTATAGAGCAATTATAGCCCCTATGTGCGGTGTAGCCATTGAAGTACCTGAAAGTACCTCGAAACCTTCATTTGGGTATGTTGACAGAATACCGTCGCCTGGCGCAGCTACGAAAACCTGTGGCCCGAAAGTACTAAAAGCACTACGTATATTTCCCTTCGATAACGAAGCTACACCTAAAGTATACTTGGAACAGCCCGGGTAGTTAACGCCTCTGCGATAACTATTACCAGTAGCAGCTACTGAGATAATGCCTAGCTCGTGCGCTTGGCGAAGTAATTTATCCGTAGCTGCCCATACAGATGTCCCACCTCCCAAAGAAAAGGAAAATATTATACATTCTCCACGATCAATGTATTTTTTCGAGTCACTGATAGCCCAACTTATACCAGCATTGATACCGAATTGTGTACCCACATTTTTATGAAGTACTTTTACAGGTATTACGCCGATCAAATTCTTTTCAACAAGTACTTTACATATACCTAGTTCGAAATCAGTTACTCCGATATAAGAACCAGCTACATGTGTTCCGTGACCATCTACATCAGCAACACCGCCACCAGTAAAATCTTTACCCTTAAGCGCTTTCAAGCAACTATGTGAGTATTCGCCAGCTGTGTCGAAGATATAAACTTTAACTTTGTGTTTAGCTACTTTTTGCAAGTAACTCTCTACTTTATCGGCGCCTAGCGCTGTGTAAGCCCAATTACCCATTTCGCCCATAGGTATAAGCTGTGGCATGGTTTCTATTGGGTCAATTACCACATCGTATTTTTTCTCCATCAGGTCAGCTACTAATCGCTTACCTATTAGTTCAATACGATCTTTCCCCCTGAAAGGGGAATTCATAATATATTGGATCATCGAGCCTAGGTTTATAGGTTTAGAGCCTAATCAATTTCTTTTCCCTTAATCAATAGGGAATAAGGATAAAGAGAATAAAATTGATTAGGCTCGATTATATTTATTAAAATTTATCAGCCATTATGGTTATTGCTTGAGAAGCAGGCCCACCATATTGACCATTCGAGTTATTCTCACCGCCGTGCCATAACCAGATAGCTTTACAAGGTTGCCATTTGAATTCAACTGGAGGGCATTCTTGTACAAACAACTGATTACCTTTCCTATCGGTAGCCCAAATAATCGGATGTATTTTATCCTTTTCTTTGCGTAGCCATTGTACATACAATCGGTAAACCACACGCACATCAAATACAATAGGGCTGGAACGAATAAAAAATGCTTTATCGATATTCTGGTACACACAAAGCTCTAGCTTGAATGAGTCCTTGGCACATCGTCCTGCTACCATCAAACCATTTTTATCGTTTGGCTCGAGTAACGGGCTTAGTCCGAATAGCTTATAGCTCCAGTCGTGAATATCCTGATCTTGAGTACCATCGGGCAGCATCCAGTCATACCAGCAGCTAGGCGTGAATTCGAAAGCGGCTCTTGGTGCTGATTTACCACCAAATAACCAATAAATAGAAGGAGCTACAGTTTTAGGTTTGAAATCATTGGCGCCTGGTTCACATACGTAAGTGGGTAGTTGCTTAGCAGTCTGCGCTCTGACCTGAGTATTACGTAAGTAATGTGGTACTATTGTGTCCTGAGTGAAAAAAGGCAGTACAGCAGGAGCTGTGTGGTACTCGGTCGTAGTAATATAATTACGAGATACACTACCACTGTAATCAGCAGTAGGGTGCATAGGATGACGTCGAACTGTTCCACTAGCCTGGCTAAATAACTGCAGGCTCGAAAGCATAAATAGAATGAGTAAGCGCATAGTTTATGATTTAGCGGGTTAATTATCTTTCAAAAAGTAGTCCACAGTAATGCTGGCTGAGGTTAAGCAATTACAAGCTAGACTAAGCACCTGAATAGTAGCGCTGGTAGTTGACTTGGAAGTAACTGCCACCACCACATATAACGAGCTTCTTGATATAGGTTGAAATGTATAGGAAACATCGGGCATAGTAGTAGCGAATGTCACAGTGGCGTTACCTCCACCATCTACAGACACGCCAACTTCCCGACTTTCTTCTACCCTAACTGTTTCAAAAGCTGATGTAGCGGCGCTACCAGTACCAGTCCAAACTGGAATTGACTTTACACCTGTTGTGTATGATGGATTAGTGGCAGGTAATGGGTAGCCATCATTAATAATTACACTTCCGGTAGAACGTAGGTTTATCTTACTATAATTACTAGACCCTATACTTATTTCACCGATTTCATCAGCTAGAGAGTTTCTACCAATGGCAATGGTGTGATCTGTTGTTGCATCAGCATTGTGGCCCAACCCAATTGCGTATTGCCCGCTCGTATTAGAACTATAACCTAACGCCATCATAAAATTAGTCCCAGAAGAATTGGCTGTAGCGATTCCACCTATTGCTATATTACCTGTACCTCCATTTGTACCGTTTAATGTACCGTTCAGAATTGTGTGGTAGTTATCAAAACTAGGGGCAGTAATACCAGAAGCCCCGTTTCCAGGGTTATACATTAATAATGAGGTATTGGAACTTTTGAATATAGTTTTATTTAGGTAAGCGCTGTCATTAGTGATTCTAAAAACATTACCAGACCCATTTTGTATTCTAAAGCTTCCTCTAAAATAGCTAGAATCCCCTTGAGCATGGTGTACAAAACTAATACGTCCACCGTTAGGGTTTTCTGGTTTTTGCATTTGGAATTTACCATCAGTAAAAATGGTAAGATTATTGGCAGCTCCTCCGTTACGTCTATGAGTGAATGATGGTTGTGTAGCACTTACACCCATACGACTAAAGAAAACAAACTCCCCACCTCTTGTATAATTATGACCTCCCCGGAATTCATGGGATACCCCAATATCACTACTACCATGAACCAAATCTTCAATCCAGCCAAACGTGGGTACAGAGTCGTAGCGTAGTACCTGTGGCCAAATATACCCTATACGTGGTGTATATACCCCATGAGCAAAAGCAAATCCATTAGAATTTGTATAGGAACCCCATAAATTACGAAAATCATACTCCCACCAAACTTTAGCTCCTTTAGTAGTATTAAACATACCTATAGAAGGAGCAAAGCCCCCATCATTATGTAAGTCTATCCCACGAGTATTAGTGAAAGTAAGTCCTTCATTATTGGCGTCGTAATTAAGCTGCCCTGCTTGCATAGCTGCCCCTAAAGCAGATACAACATCTCCGGTACTTTTAATACCATCTGGTATGTCACTAACTATGTCAACTTTCCAACGATGCTGATCATATACATTATCATATACAGCTTTAATTATAGCTTTTTGTCCTTTAGTAAGTGTATAGGTTGAGGCTATGTTACTATAAGTCCCATTACTTAACATTGAAAGCTGTACTGCGTTTGAATCAGCTTTCACATTATAAGTAACTCCTTCGTATTCTTCAACCGGAAAAGGTATTGATAAAAAAGCTACATTAGCTAAAGCGGAGCGGCTAATAGCTGCTATATCAATATTATTGAACTTAGCTGCTGGGTTAACTATAGCTGCATCTACAATATAAGTACCGCCTGTTGCTTTTACAGTAGTATCCTTTTTAGAGACTTCAGCACTACCCAGCATACTTGTTAGTCGGTAATTGTAGACTTGCTGATCTGCTTGAACAAGCCCTGCAATGTATTGAGAATAACCATTAGCGCCTAAGCGATATATAGCACCAGTACCCGTAGGTACAGCTCCTACACCAGTGATTCCTACATTAGATACTTTAACAACAAATGATGGGGGAAATGCAGATACTATTTCAGTAATCGGCAAATGATAGCCGTAGCCACTATCGACAAAGAACAAATAATCTCCCACTGCAATAGAACCAGAGTCATAAAGCCCTGATTCATCGGTGAAAGTTCCAGATACTTGCCAGTACCCGGAACCACCACCTGATTGTGCACCAGAATACTTACCCACTAGTGTGGTAGTATCCTGCATCTGAGCGTAAGCTATTCCACTAATAAGCAGAAGAGCTACTAACAGTAAATTTCTCATAGTTAAAGGTTAGTGATTTTTAAATTGAAGCCTTGCGCGCCTACTGATAAGCCACCAACACGAATAGTTATAGCGTTACTACCAACGTCAGTCACCGACACAGCAGGGTTGTTGTCTGTGTCCAGTGTAGCTGCATTAGTCAACGACAAAGCCCCAGAGTTAGGAATAGCCAATTTTTGCACAGTAGGCATCCTGAGATCAGTTAAGCCGGTGTTGAATGGAGTACCCTCAAATCGAATACGAGTCCAGTTAGTCACACCACCAGCATCAGCCGATGATTGTATATCAGCAGCTACTAAGCGCCAGTCAGCAGCATGTACTGTAGTGCCAGCTGGTATAGTTACCGTAAGCTGATTGGAAGCATAAGACGCAGTGACACCCAGCTTACTAGCTGTGATGAATAGATTAGAACCAGAATTAGCTCCTGAAACAGTTACTTGGTATGTGAACGGCCCAGCGATAGCTTGCACCACTGAATCAACAGGCAGGAATTTAGCTACGTGAGTTGAGCCATTCCATTCCCAATATGCTATTTCATCGACATTCAGTGTTAGCTCCTCTGCCGGCAGCTCATAGATATATACACCCGCTCCAGCATTACCACCTATAGTAATATTACCGGCAGAGCCTACTTGTACTTCCGAGCCTAATCCAGCAGTATTATAAGCTTCTAAATGAGCATACATACCGCCTGGGCCGTAGGTCATAAGTACCTGAGCTATACCGCCACCACCGGGTAGCGTTGGTAATGCCGTAAGTGTGTGCTCGACTTGAGCCTGATCGGGCAGATCATTAACGACTTTATTGTGGTATATGAATTCACCACCATTTGTCACAGAAGTCCATTGATTACCCCATCCATTATTATGCCTCCAATAGCCTGTGGATGTACCATCATTGACTTGGCCAGGGTAAATATTATAGCGCATCACACTGGAATCCACGGCTATACTATCCGATAGGAATTGAATACCATCCGCCGGGAAATAGGTAGTTCCGCCACCTCCGATATTATCAATCAAGTCCCAAGCATACGCCAGATAGGTTTGCTGATCTGGATTAGTAAGACCACTAGCGAATGGGTTGATCAAATGATTTGGCCGTCCCTTAAAAATAGCTCCAGAGCCTGTAGGTACTGCTCCCACTCCTGTGATCCCTACATTAGAAACACGGACTGTGAATGACGGAGGTGTTGCAGATACAATTACAGTAATAGGCAAGAAATAGCCATAGCCGGCGTCGCCAAAGAATAGGATGTCGCCTACTTCGATCTGGCCGGAATCGTATAACCCGGACTCATCCGTGAATGTGCCAGTTACTGTCCAGTAGCCAGCACCACCGCCTGATTGGGAGCCGAAGAATTTCCCCACTAGAGCTGCAGTATCCTGCACCTGTGCAGTTAATGAGACACTAAGGAATAAGAATAACCACAATAGATTTTTCATAGTTGCTTATTAAATGCCAGAGAATTTAAGGTGGTAACCCTGAGTACCAGCGGCTATACCGCCTATGCGCAATGTGATATTACCGGAACCATTAGCAACTGCCGATACGGCCGGGTTATTATCGTAATCAGCTGTAGCAGCATTGGTAAGCGATAATGCTCCGGTAGCTGGTATAGCTACTTTCTGCACCTGTGGTATACGTATATCAGTAATGTCTGTGTTACCGCTAGTGCCTATGAACCGCACTAACACCCAGTTAGTGGTTCCAGCCGCATCGGATGTAGCTTGCACGTCAGCAGCTACCAAACGCCAGTCAGCCGATACTACACGTACACCTGCGGGTATGGTTATAGTCAGCTGGTTGGAGCTATAAGAAGCTGTGACAGTAGTATTAGTGGCTACGATGCGTAGGAATGATCCAGTATTCGAACCAGTAATAGCTACGTTATACTCGCTTAGACCTGAGTTATCATCTACCCATTGTGGAACATTACTTACCCATTGTAGCTTGCGTGTGCCTACTCCCGGATTTGTATATGGTAAATACCACGCTGGATTACCAGTGCCACCGTTCAGATATAAGCCATTACCCTTTATGACCACTGCATCAGCTAGTGTAGCTACCGGACTCGCTTTACCCACAGCGAACCCTATCTCAGAGGTAGTATTAGTGGGAATGTCCGAGCCTACGTAGCGTATATACATAGCGGCGGGTAGCTCTACAGTAGCTCCAGATACTAGAGCGTCACCACGAACACTACCGACAATACTTCCAGCAGGGCTATTCGTAGGGCTGGCGTAAGTCCCTCCTATATGGCTAAAGCTTAGCTTGGGATCACCATCAGCGGCTCCTATAACAACTCCACCACTACCACTTGAGAATGTACGGCCTACTCCGAATGAGCCAGGGTCGTAAGTTTGTAGGTTGGGAGTATTTACAGTAGCCGACACGCCGATCATAGGATGATAATTAAGCGGATTCGCTACGCGTAGCACTACACCAGCAGCTGACGAGTCCAGCTTAAAATAATTACCTGATACGGGATCGTTACTAGCATTGTAGTATACGATAGTTCGCGCTGTACCGCTAATAGTACCGCCGCCTCCACCGACTATGCTGGAATTTATGTTGTCTAGTACTGTTTGTAGGTTAGTAATATCTACGCCGCCTACTGTCGGGTCGTCAACTTTGCCTTGAGTAAAAGGCGACCATACCGCAGCTGAGCCATTCCAATTGGGAAACGAATTAACAGCTGCACCGGCTCCATCGAACGATATAGTAACAGTACTACCACTAGCTACAGTCTTTAACAAGCTACCTGTATTTACGGTTAAGCTACTGGTCACACTACCTGTACCCGTATCACCATTAATAGTGAATGGGCCACCGCCTCCACCGCCTATGACTGGGCAATTACAGGTATTAATCACATTCAATACAGCACTTAAGCTACCGTGCACAGTTTTGGTAGCATCAAATGTGATATTATCACCTGTATAGGATGTGAGTGTTACGAATGGGCCTTTTACAGTAGTGCGGAATGGCTTGTAAATGAATTTCTTGCTATTCGGGCCCATGGTATACATGATACCATTACCGAATTCGGTTGATGCTAGGCCTGTCATGCAAGGTGCACATGCTTCTTTCGGTAGAGCAACGCAGCTATAACAATCCAAGCGAGCTGTCTGAGCTTCGCCTGTAATTAGTGTAAGCATGAAAAGCGCAAAGGCTATTAAATATTTCATTGAGTTTGTGTTTTTAGCTAAATGAAGGGGCGCCAGTCGCGACGCCCCCTAGTATAAAACCCGACTGTTCGTTAAGCGCAAACGAACTCCTCGCTTAGATCGCAATATACCATGAATACATCGTCGATAGCGGGCGGAGTCACTGTTTGCGTGTATACTTTGATGCTGTAACCTCCGGCAGCATTGGCAATGCTGACTTCTACCCTTTCATAGGTATAACCTGTCAAAGAGTCAAGCGCCGTAGCCATATCAGCTTGTAACTGAGTAGCCGTAGCCGCATCTGTCAGAGCTACACCGGTGTAATCGTATGGGTTATTAGCCAGAGCAGCAGTGTCACCATTATAAGTGACATCACCTACTACACCAGTCACCGTAGCCTTATACACCTGCAAAGCTACCAGTGTACAGCAGCGTGTGGTACTAACAGTAGCTCCAGTGCTATAGGTGATAGACTTCAGCTTGGTCTTGCCGATGTGAGTGATAGCTAAAGTACCGCCACTGTAAGTGACGTCTACCTTGATGTCATACTCATAAAGCTCGAGAGCTTTCCAGAGGAACTTCTGCAATAAAGTAGGATTGGTAACAGGGATCAAGCCGAATGTGTCAGCGATAACTTTACCATTAGCCTGCTTGATCGGAGCAGTCGTAAGCACGGTGGTCAATGTGCCATCAGCTTGTTCGATAACGATACTAGCCACTAGCAAAGCGTTGCTTGTAGTGGCTGAGTATGTGTCCTCACAAGTGGGGATCGAGCTAGCTCCGCAACACCAATCGGCTGAGAGCTTAGCAAGATTACCAGGATTGGCGAGTGCGTTCCCACGCAGTCTACCAAATTGTTTTTTGTCCAGTAACATTGTTAAGTAAGTTGTGGCCACTTGCCAAAATCGCAAGTGACGATTTCACGAATATAATTGGCATCGTCAGAACGTATCGCTTCGATAAGCTCCAACATAGTTACAGGCTCTCCCACATTTTCTTCGAGCCTAAGGAAAGATTTCAATTTCCCCTTAGTGTCCAATGGGCACCCACATATGGTGCAACCAGGCAGGACTAGAAGTGGGATAGGCTCCACTTTTCCGAAGGACGGGCACCCATGACATATGGTTTTCCTTTCTTCGAATTGTTCGTTAGTCACGAACTCGGAACCTTTGAATAAATGCTCTACTAATTTATCGGTTATCCAGCTCATGCGAATTCGTATATCCAACCACTTGCTTTAGTGCAACCACACTTAGTTTTTGCACAACCACAAGTATTGCAGGTGAATGCCATAAATCCAGCATAACAGGTGTTAGCTTTATTATCCTCCATAAATTCTACTAAAGCCTGCCATGAGAGCTGCACCATAGCAGCTGCTCCAGCCTGTAGTGAATTGTAGTCATGCTCATTAGCTGCGTCAAAATTAGAGGATTTATTCTTTATAAGTCCAGTGCCGCCTATCTTCGTATTAATGAAGGGTAAACGCCTGCGGACAGTAACCCAAGCTAAATAAGTAGCTAACACGGTACAGAATAATACATTATAGCATTCCGTAGTAAATCTTTGCGCTAGCTCCCATTTTGTATGGTCGACAGGTAGGCTACCTACAGTTACTGCAATAGCTACGTATATAGTACCATCATAGACGACTTTATCGCCTATGTCATAAGCCATAGTATTAGAGTAGGCTCCAGCTGTAGGGTATTCAGCCAGATCATCCACCATAGCCTTATACAAGTCTCTACCTAAGCAATTGCGAGCTTCAGCAGTTTCGAATGTATAAAGCTGAGCAAAATCACATACCGGATGAGTCACTTCCAGATTTGCGTGCTTTATTACCAGGCTTGGAGTCATTAGTGTTTTTACCATCAGTAACTTCGAATAGTGGATCAAGTACAGAAACTAGCCGAATGTCGTAAACATTCTTCCAGCCATATACTTTAAATATTTGGCGAACAATATCAGATGCTATATTACCCCACATTATCTGCGAAGGTTTTATGACACCTATATTTTTTATTTTCAGAATTGACAAGTAGACATCACCACCGTTATTGGCTCCTACGGTCTCAAGACCCGATAATTGCCTATCCCAGTGATGTGCAGCATAAATGTAATCAGCAGCTCGTGATGTAGTAAACCGCAAATACTCGGAATCACGAGCTAGATTCAATTTCATTAATTGTGGAGGCTTACCACCGTGCGGGTATTGTACTCCAGATAATACTTTAGCATTAGCGCCTTCAACAGTAGTGACTTTACGCATTTCGCGCATTTTCTCTTTGAATGCAGTTGTTCTAACTTTAGGGTCGTCTACCTGGCGCTCTGGTGGTGGCTCTTCGAAAGCCATTATCATTTGCGATATGAAATCGCTACCGGCTATGCGTACGGTTTGATCACCCGCAGCTACTTCAATAAACATCCAGAATAAAGCCGATAGTGTGCGAGGTCTACCGTAATAACGTGAACCACGTGGCGAGCGTATATGCAGAATAGTTTGATAGCCATCCCTAATAGGCTGCCAGTTATACTCACGCTCTGGCGTAGACACCCATATCAAACGAGGCGGCTTCTTTTTCCAGTAAGCCTCATCCCATTGCTCTGTGACTACACAAACTTTAGGGTCTTTCTTATTCTTGGGTTCTAGGAAAGCTACCTCGCGATAAGGTAGTACACTTATAAATACCTGGCGTACGCTATTTAGTTTTGTTACTTTGATCAATAGATAAGCATTACCGCTATCGCGTAAAGAATCATCAAGCTGTTCTATTACTGATTGGTAATGTAAGGGTGAAAGGCCTAGTAATTGTAGTTGTTCTACGAAAATGGCCTTTTCAGCATCCGTTATGGGCTTATCCTCGTCGGAATAACGTACGCCAGGTATACGCGGTGTAACATAATCAAAACCACCACCAAATACGTAAGAGTTGATGTCTTCTTTGCAAGCCTGATGGCTAGGGCTTAATTCAGATAAGTCGGCTATAACACGCAGCATACTATGGGAAGTAGCTTCACTCGTACCATAGTACGGTATGATGCTATAATCCTTGAATAGCTGTACCATTTCGGCGGGATCATTGATCGACGCCGGTATCGGATTGTGTAGCTCTAATATCTGCTCGTTTGGCTGCATCACTTTTACTTACTAGATGGGTTAAACCTTGCTCGAAGAGCATTTTGTATTCATCAGGTGTAGCTTCTGCTACAGTGTACTCGGCGGGTAGTTTAGGCGGCTGATTCTTCATCTGAATTGCTCCACCTATACCAACCCACTTCTGCGATTGCTCGATAAAGTACCGCCTTGGCGTTGATATAGCCAAGGCGGTTGGGCG